ACTTTCAGATAGTTATAAAGTTGGGGGTAAAAACGTATCAGTGACGAGTCCAGATAGTATTAACATTAATCAATCGCATGTACAAGTTGTCACGAAGATGCGTCAAAGAAGACCTGGTTCTGAACCTCAATCTGGAGACAGAGTTCCATACCTGCTCACAAAAACTGAAGATCCCAAAGCCAAGGCGTACGAAAAAGCCGAAGATCCAAAATATGTAGAGGAACATGGCGTACCTGTAGATTATCACTATTATTTCTTGAATAAATTCCTCAATCCGGTGTGTGATCTATTGGATCCGCTCTATGAGAATGTGAAGGAAGAGATCTTTGGTGAAATTATTAATCAACACAAGCCAGTCAAACCACCAAAGTTACCATCCCTCAGTGGTATGAAGAAGGATGAGCTTGTCGCCGAATGTAATCGTCTTGGATTGGATGAAACGGGTACATTGGCAATTCTTAGGAATCGCCTTAAGGATGCGAGAATGAAAAAGGAAGAATCCGTTGAAGACCTATTTAAAAATTACGAGCTAACACAAAGTAAGGATGAGTCTCTATGAAAAGGTTACGCGACTTGTTGAGGAAGAATTGGAACATCGTTTGAATTGTGTCCTCAATGACTATGCTGAAATACTTTCAAAAAAGCATGGTATTGCCTTAGATATTCTTTTGAAAGATTTACCAGATACATATACGAGTACAACTTGTAAGGGAGCTAAAGCTAATGGACAGCGGTGTACATTCAAAGGAATCCATAATGGGTATTGTTCCAGACACGCCGCACAGGGAGCTCGTATATGTCACAGGGTATCTTCGAGTGCCAGTCTACATAATCACGGACCCGAAAAAATGTTTGTGAGGGGGTGTCCGGGGTGCGATTCCTCAAATGAGCTTATAGAATTAGGTATATAATATAGTAATGAGCAAAAACGACATTCTACTATCATCAGTCAACTGTTTTTATAACGAAGAGAAGAATAGATCTACACTACTAACAATATTGGACAAATCGAATGGTATATCTCTCCGAAATTTGGAGTGGTTTATCACAAACTACGCAAAGAAAAATCACACATCCTATCAAACGGGTGACGGAAAACTATTTACCGTACACTGCGCTTACAAGTCGAGTCTTAATGGATACAGTAAGCAGTTGTTTGACCCATTCTGTAGATCGCAGAAATTTTCATATACCGTACCCGGTACATCTCAGGAAATTCAGACAACCTTGGCTCAACTGAATTTCATCAAATGGTGTATCAAAAATAACATTATCGATTACATTAGTAATCATCGAGATTCTTTGTTTAGTAAGCAGGCGACATAAATCCCTTGTCAAACACAAACGTTTGATATCCCGTGTAGTACATATTGAGTGAATATGTATTTGTAGATACATCGACTTCAGAGGTATCTAATTTCACTTCGATGTTAGTCTTTTCAGATTGAATTTGACTAAAATCCAAGTTCCCCGATGGCTCCACATTAATCGGATTCATCGAGAAACTGTAGGTGTATATATTTCTGTAAGGTCTCGCCAATCTGTTGTGTAATGGAACGAGATACTTGTAATAATTATGATTTGTGTTTGTAACATTTGGGAGTTTGTTTCCATTGATGTAAAAGCTCGCACTCTCCATAATTGGGTCAAAAAATGTCTGAATCTCATCGAAACTTACATTTGATGAAAAGTTAAATCGATTTTGACACAGATACCTTTCCTCATCTGCAGGTACTGGATCACCCTTCGCATCATTCTCATCTTCAAACTTTGTATTACGAAGAAACCAATGGATACACTTTACTGGAATGTTTGGAACCAAGTTATTTTTGATTATATCACGACCAATCTCACTCACAATACTTGGGTGTCTCTTTACCAAATCTGTGATGAATACCCGTTTTTCAGATGCCAAAAACTTACGTTCCTCGGGGCTCACAGTAATTTCTTCAGTCACAAGGTTGAATGATTGAAGACTGAGATTATCCGTTGTATCCGTAAAAAATGATTGTTTGTGAAATTCGAGTTCAAACTCTATCTTCTGTCTATATACTGAACACACAGGGAAATAGGGTCTATTTGGTTTATTCGACGAATACTCGTCACTCGCATACTTTCTCGAAAAGAAGAAATGAAGAGGTATCACAAGATCTGATGTATATTGAGCAATGTTATCACTTATAGTCGCATCATCATAACCTAAACTTCTGTTTACAAGAAATCTATTGGCTACCTTTTCTGAAATTTCTAAATAAAGTTCATCATATATTATCCCCCAATCGTCATGAATCTTCTCAATCTCAAGGTCGTCGACCCGCATTGTAATACTCTTTAGGATATGACGCCCCAATTGATCCGCGTAGTTACCATTCGTGAGACCTGGCATGGTTATACTGAGATACATGTTACTCAATAAATCACCCATATTCGTTGGATTGAATTGAACCTTTATAGTTTGATTAAATGGCCATCCATTTATAGTACCCGGATTTATAACATTTTTACTTCTATGATATTTCCTAAAGTCTGAATGCCTTTTATCATTAGTATAATTAAAGAACGACTCGTCTGGATCTTTGGAAAGCAAGTATGTATCTTGCTTCCCAATAGCTTTGAGCGAAATTTTCGCAGCTTCACCCATACCTATCTATTGCTTACATATTTTTAATATCCATTTTCCACATATCGATGTGACTTGTATTTTTCATAACTTCAAGTTCTTCTCTTGCCTGTTTCTCCTCCTTGAGAAGTTCTCGAACACTTTCTTCCGTATATTGAACCGTCTTGATGTTGAGGAGGTAGTCGTATGTACCACCAATTTTGGGGAAGAGTTGGGAGAGTTGTCGTTCAAGGTCATCTCGCTTTCGCTTGAAAACGACAATATCACCCTCAATGACCATCGTCACAAACTTGGATTTGTACCCACACATCGTAGCTCTTGTTTGAAGAACCTTGATGAGGTGTTCTCGTCTCTTCTTGTAATGATCAAGTCTCAGATCTACAAAGTCTTTTAGGATTTCCTCGGGTGAGTTGTACTTGTAGATTCCCTTTGTGGGGTGGAAGAGATGCATGTTTGATGTATGAAAACTCTTTCTCAACTTGAGATCCTTCACCAAGTCCTTTCCTGAATAACCCACAATTTCAAAATCTACATCATCTGTTGTAGAATTATTTGTAAAGTTCGCAATCATCTTCTTTTCCACAAGGGTATCCAAGTACTCCTTGTAATCCTGAGTCCATCGACCTGGTGGAAGCTCAGTAATCTTGAGTCGTGACCCAGTGTCATGCCAAATACCCTCGGCAACCCATGAACCACTTTCATCCTCTTTGAAAATCTTACCCTTGAAACCCTTGAACCATGGTCGCATTTGAGAGAAACCACGACCTTCGAGTGCTTTTTGAATATTGTCCTTGATATCTTTTGGATTGAATGGTGGCACATAACAACTGAAACCCGTACCAATACCTTCCGTACCATTCACGAGAACCATGGGAAGTGTTGGCATGTAGAAGTCTGGTTCAATGGGACGTCCGTCATCGTCCAAATAGGTGAGAATTGGGTCGTCACGAGGATCAAAGATCTTTCGAGCATCTTTTGTGAGTTTTGTAAAGATATACCTCGTTTGAGACGCATCTTTACCACCCATGAGACGAGTGCCAAACTGACCACAAGGTTCGAGAAGATTGATGTTGTTTGAACCCATATAGTCATTCGCCAACTTCACAATTGTATCCGCCAGAGATACTTCACCGTGATGATAGGCACTCTTTTCTGCGACAAATGCTGCCAACTGTGCCACCTTCATCTCATCCTTGAGGTTCTTGTGGAAACACGCGTACATGACCTTGCGTTGTGAAGGCTTGAGACCATCTGCCATGTGTGCGATGGAACGCTTCAAGTCCGCCAAACTGAAATTGACAAGATCCTTATGAACAAAGTTTGAGATGCTCAAGTTCTTCACATTTCCATATGGCACTTCCAATTCTTTGGGGTCTTTTGCCGTACTCTCAAGAAGCCAAGACTTTCGGTCATCCGCCTTCTTTTTATCAAATGCGAGAACAATTGATTTATCAGACATGATGTCCATATCAAACTTCACAGTGAGGTCTTGAATCTTCTTGAAGTATTCCCGAGCTTCGGTGGATGTTGACGTACCGAGACCCTTGTAGTATTTAATTTTCCACCCGGGTTGTCCATTTCCATACCAAGATCTAAATGTAGAATCTGTATAGAATGACTTGGATTGAGAACTCTTGGACGCCTTGATAATTGGTGTCACCATAGACAC